TCCCAGAATGTCGGTTACCAAGTTGCTGTGATTCAGGTTCAGCACCACGTCCGACCGCTGAAGCAGTTCGGGACTGATGAAGCCTGCCTCCAGCACTTCATAGACCTCGCGGTCTTCCGACCACGGGATGAGGTTGCATGAGCGGCAGCCATACACTATCGGCATACCGATGATGGTGCGGCTTTCCTGCTCACCTTCCTGTGGTTCTCGGACTTGCAGATTGCAAGCCTCGATAGGTACGAATCTTACTTGTTTCATATCGTCTATCTCGATTAAATGATGTTATTACTTATCCCGCATAACTGCGTTCAGGGTTTACCGCCGTGCGGACGCGCTGACGGCGACGGCTCTTTTCGATTTCGCGCTCCAGAGCGTCAATCTCTTTCTTCGTGGGGTTCGGGGTGTATGCCATAGTGCTGTGAAACTGCAAAGCAAAGTGATACGTTTATCCCTCCAGTTCGCCCGGCTGGTCGTTGCCGCCGCCGCCCTGGTTGTCGTTGCCCTCGTTGGGGTCGTCTGTGGTGGTTCCGTTGTTCTCGCTCTCCTCGGCCTCCTTCTTCGTGGCCCAAGCCAGTTTAGCACCGGCGATGGCTGCGGTGATTTCCTGCGAGGGGCGATAAGCCACGCGCTTTGTCAGGCCGTCGAGTGACTGTTCATCTTCCGTTGCCGTCCAATGTGAACTGATGGCGGGGTAGAGTCGGCCTATCTGGTCGAGGTCAACGATCTTGCCGTTCTTCAGTGCGTCGCGCACAGCGTCGAGTGCCAGCCCGAAAGCCAGTGCCAGCTCCTTGGGGTGGAGCGTGGTGTTCGTGGCTGCCTGGGCGCAGATGTCATCAAACGTGGCAACGCCGTTGGCAATAGCGCGGCTGGCGTAGCCCATTACTTTCGTGCGAAGGTTCTTATTGGCCACCTTCTTGACCTTCAATGTCAGTTGTGCCATATCGTTACGTCAATTTTAATTTGTCCTTACGTCAATTTTTATTTCACGTTACGTTATACGGGGATTTTCCGTGCTGGGGTTTACCGTGACGATTTTTTCCGTTTGAGCCTTAAATCGGTGCTTTTTCGGCGAAAAAAAATTCCGTTGAACGTCTCAGATTCCCGATGTTTGCAAGTCATTCCCATTGTTTTTTTCCGTTGTTGCTATCGTTTAACATTTTTTCGGCGGAAAATTACCAACCACGATAGCGGATGTCTGGGTCATCGAGAACACTATCACGTAGTGGTTCTCCACGTTGCTCTGCTTCGATTTCCCTTTGAAGCTGAGCCTTTTCTTCAGGAGTCAGGACATCAGGATTGATGTCGTATTCCTCGCATTTTGCCTTGATCAATTCTTCCATATCAGTCAACTCTCGTTTTTGAATAGTCATATCCTTGTCTCTTCGCAAATTCCTTGTTTACACGATGCCAATAGGTTGCTGACATACGGCGTGCGGCTTCGGTCTTGTTGCCCGTGTAACCCTGCCAATACTTCTTGTCGGCTTTGTCAACTGCGGCCTTTGCTTTCTTGTAGGAAAGTTTTGGGTTTTCGTAGAATTTTTCACCCATCCAGCCGCCCTTATGCCAACCTTCCGATGGTCGCTTCAATGAGTAAGTGTAGTGTCTGGTTACAGCTCGTATTTCCCTTTCGTTGTGGTCGTGGGCAAGCATGATGTCCTGTTTCGATAAAGAACCGCCCTCGTCAGCTCTCGCCTTTCCTTTGCTTTTTCCGTACAAAGGATGGTTATGTGTAACAATCATGTCAGCCGTGTTTGAGCCTAAATACACTGAGCCGTTTTTGCCACGGTCTTCGTTGTAAACGACGTTTCCATGCTCATCGTAAACGGTTCCAGCTTCGTAGTAGTCGTTTTGGCGAATAGCATCCTCACGGGCTTTCAATGCCTTTTGCAATCCAGCCTCCAAGTGACCCATCGAACGGTCGCCCTGGAATCCGCCAGCCTTGGCACTTACACCACGTCCGCTTCCATGTCCTCTACCCATTTGCTGCCTCCTTTCTTTCTGAAACTGCAATAGAATGTTGTCTGAAATCTTCCACCCTCTCGCCCATCATCTGCTCCAACTTTGGCAGGTCGTTCAGTTTGGGATTGAGAGCGGTCATGCTTATCTCTTGGTCGAAGAAAGCCATGGCCTCCTTCATCTTCTGGTGTCGCTGGTCTTTGTTCCTTACCTCGACAACGGGCGTGACGTACACCAGCCCGTTCTCACGGCAGAACTGCTTGCACGGCTCGCCACCGCCATAGCACACAAACAGCAGCTCGTTGTCGCCCGCTATCATCCGCGCCATCTCCAACTCGAAAGCCAAGTGCTCCACCTGGTGCGAATAGCCACGGGTGCAAAACGAGTGATAACCGGCAGGCACGCCCATCAGGTTCAGCTTGTAGAACTTCGGCGAACAGCACAAATCGACGAACACCCTCACGCCACGCTCTTGCATCGCACGGCCTATCCAACGCTTCTTGTAAATCTGCTGCATACCGAAAGCAATGGGAGTCTCGTCGTACAGCGAGAAGTTAGGCTCCACAATGTTCTTCGGTTGCATGTAGAGAATCTTTTCGGGATGCTCATACACGGTGTTGAATCGGTAGTCGTCGGTATAGAAGCAAAGCGTGCCCTGTCCGTGCATCTGGAATGACCGCCGTTGCTCACCGAACAACACGAAGGGGATGGCGCACGACTTCGGCTGCATGTCGAGCCGCAGTTGCGGAATCTCCAGCATGTTGTCCGTCGGGAAGAGCGAGTCTTCGACGTAGTAGCGTTGCGGTATGTTTATTGCGCGGTTTGCCATATTCCTTTGAAACTGCAATGAAAATGAGCGTGTTACGTTGATTGTTCCTGTGTTCCTTCGCTACCCTCCACGGTGTAGTTGCCGGGCTTCAATGTTGTGCTCGCGTCGCTCTTGGCGATGAGAGCCTTCAGCGTCATGAGGTTGGCCGATGCCATTGGCACGTCTCCATCTTCCACGGCTGGCATGTCGAAGTCGCGGCGGGCTTCGTTGACGGTGCAGAGTCCTGCCTGCATCTTCAGTTGCGCCACCTTCGCGCGACGTTCGGGGTCCATCACCATGAGCGGGTCTTCGCAGATGTGTATGCGGCGCACACCGTAGTCCTTGAAGCCGATGAGCTTGCGGGCAATCTCTTTCTCGTTGCCGTTTTTCTGCGGCAGGATGGTTCGCGTGTGAAACTCCATCGTGGCGTTCTGGTAGTCGTTGTAATGCGAGTTGGTGTCGAGCATCACCAGCGGGCGCGGTGTACCGAAAAATCTTGCCGCGTCGTCGTTCGTTCCGCCCAGTTGCTCGAACATCTGCATGTCCTGACTGGTCATGGAGAGGTTTTGGAACGATTCAAGGCCGTGCATCGACACGATGTCCTGACCTGTGTAGAACATCTTCTGCATCTCCTGTGCGGTCTTCTGTACCTCGCCAGGGTTCAGCAGTCCGTAGGCCAGTGTGCCCACACCCTGCTGCGGCTGCTTCTCTGAGATGATACCCTTGATGCGTCCACCCTTTGCCGCAGTCTCTAACGACTGCTGCTTGATGGTGCGGTTCAGAGCCAGCGTCTCGTTGGCGTACTGGAGCGTCGGGATGCCCCAGCCGTTGGGATAGCGGAAGGTATTGGGGAAGTGCATCACCTCGGAAGCCGGCACGTTGGTCTTCGTCATGTAGCCGTGGTCGGTCAGATAGACGATGCTGGCGTAGGTGGCATTGTCGATGTTGTAGCCACACGTCTTGATGAGCCACAGACGTGCGGGGAAATCGAACTCGTCACGCTCGATGTAGATGAAGGCGTTTCCATAGAGCAGGCGGTTAATCTCCACCAGTCGCCACATGTCGGCAGCGGTCATGATGGGGTTCGGCTCTTCCTGCAACAGGTAGTTGATGCGCTTACCAAGTCCGCGCATATCCTGTACGAAGTTGCCGCCCTCGAAGTCCTTCTTCTGGTATTGCACCGGCATCACCGACATGACATCCGAGCGCAGACGTACAGCCTGATAGACCACCGCCACGAGCAAAGCCTGCTGCGGCGACCGCGTGTAGGCTATGCGCTCCATGTAGTCGGCACCTGTCGGTTTCTGCGGTTCGGGTGGCATGGTGCTGCTGGGCACTCCAGGCACACTTGCTGGCTGTGCTGGTGCCTCTCGTTTTTTGAATATGTCGAAAAAACCACTCATAATCATTTGCCTTTATTATTCGCACGCTTCTTTGTGCGAGGTTTACTCTCCGCCTGAGCCGGTGCAGGCGTTCCCTGCGCTTCATCGAATGATGGAGGCTCTATGTCATTGTATTCCTTTGTCTCCCATAGTGTGCGATGCTGATTCAGCCACTCAGCCTGACCTTTCAGCGTCTTGTAACTGCCGCCGCCCAGGTGTACCACCATCGGACGGATGTCAACATGCAAGCCCTTCAGTCGTGGGCGATGTGCCAGCACGTCTTCCAGTAATGATGCGCCTGTGTCATACCAATTCTGAGGGTTGTCCTCGCCCTTGTGGAGCATCCACGAACGGTCAGGGTCGAAGTAATGCACTCCCTCAGCCTTGAACTTCGGGACATTGAGGTAACACAACATCGGCAGTATGCGACCACGGCCGAACTTGTTGCCAAGCTGCTTCCGTTGCACGTAGGCAGTGAACGAATACTCCTCACGCCACATCACGCTGATGTCCTGACGCACGAGCACGTCGCTCTCCACGAGCAGGAACCCTTCGGGCAAGAGCTCAAAGAGCTTCTCCACCGTCATCATGTGACAGTCAGAGCCCCAGCCGTTGACCTCTGCGTGTGTCTTGTGCTTGTCGGGGAAGGCTGCAAGCGCAGCGTCAAAGTCTATCACCTTGCCTTGGGTGTTGTCTATTATCTTCACGCCCTTCATCTTGCGCTTGAACGGATGCGCCTCGATGGTTCTTTCGGGCATGCCCTCACCCGCTGGCCACGTCACCTCACGGCTGTTGTCAAATACGACCACCGGCCACTCGCAGCCCTGCTTCCTTATCGACATGATGCAGGCCTCGGTCAGTTCCGGCGTGTTGAAATTGATGATTGCGATTGTCTGTTTCTTCTTCATATTCGTAATTCATTGTCTCGGAAGCTCGAAGTAGCGCCGAATATTAAACTTCCCGTCCTTATCTTCCAGTAGGTTCACGGCCAACTTATAAACCAATCTCAGCAGCCGCTCGTCTCGGTCGTTTGCGTGGATGGCCTCTTTCAGTGACTCGCCCTCGTCGCTCTGTTTCATCAGCATTGTCGTGAGCAGTGCCCAGCGATTGAAGTGTGGCGGCACGTCGAGGGGCAGTCCTATCGATTGGAGCGAGGCCGTGAGGCCCTGCATCTTCCATGTGGGCTGGGGGTCCATATGGTCTACGATGTCCTCGGCCTCCTGTTCGGTCAGTCGGTTGGCGTAGTCGGTGGCGGTGTCTTCGTCGAGCAGGGCGAGTGCCTGTGCGGCCACCTGCGGCTCATATTTGAACATCCACCCCATCACGCGCTTCACCATTGCGCCCAGACGCTCCATCTGGCGGGTGTCGCCGCTCTGGATGATGCTGTCGTAGCGGGCGAGAAATTGCTGTTCCATCTGT